CAACATCAACAAGAACACAGCTAGCAAATTGTCGAAGTGGAGTTCGCACTCCCGCCATGATAGGTGTGGGAATGTTGATTTTGTGTTTCGAGATTGCGTTGTAGTATCGTCTGACATAATCGAGTCGTTTGTCTTTGGGGTACTTGGCAAAAATTGTCAGAGCAATCATCATATAAGCAAACTGGGGAGTTTCATAAACTTTCCCACTACTACGATCTTGAACAAGATACTTATCCACAACCTGACGAAGGCCCGCATAGGTAAACAGATAGTCACGTTCGTGATCGATAAACCTTTCTACGATAGCAATTTCATCCTCTGTGTAATTATCCAGAATCTCTGAATCATAAACACCAGAATCTACACACTTCAGAATGTGTTCATGAAACTTAGGCGTTTCGTGCATTCTACCAAACAGACTCTTACGAAGAGAGAACAAAAGTAGTCTGGCTGCGACAAACTGATAGTTTGGATTTTCAAGACTGATCAAGTCACTTGCAGAACGAATTAGAATCTCTTGAATCTCAGCAGTGGTAATACCATCATAAAACTGAATACCAGACTGCATTTCAACTTGAGAAGCAGAAACACCTGCAAGATCTTTGCAGGCTTCATCCACCATCTTATGCATCTTCTCAAGGTCTAGTGACTCAATCGAACCATTACGTTTTTTTACTTTGATGCCGTTTGTCATACTTTCTTCCAATCGTTAAACTTGAGTTTTGCCTTTAATCCAGAATAGATATTACATTTTACCATACTTTGAACATCTAAACCAGCAAGAACCATATCATTCAGGTCTTTTTGTTGTACCTCCTTTGGGAAGATCACTACAGAATGGCCACGTTCAATGGCTGAGTCAATCTTATCAACGATCTGTTTGTTTCGTGGTTCATTGTCGAAGACGAATACAAACGGATAATTGAGACCGCTAAGGTCAACATCACTGCCGCACATAGCAATAGCATTGGGGATGAAGAGGGAGTCGAAAGGCCCTTCGACAACAAAGACTTGTTCAGTTTCATTTACTTTTTCTAGACCGTATATTTTTTGTTCATCACGAAGCATAATGGTGATGTACCGCATTCGTGATGTTGGGTCAAGTGATCGGCCCTGGTAACCAAACAAATCCCCCTTCGAGTCCCTAAGTGGGATGATGATTCGTGCGTCATCATTATTGGTGTCTTTGAAGATCTTCTTATGTGAGTTTGTCCACTCTTTAAAGTTGGGGCAATAGTAGAGACTTTTAAGATGTTCTTCTGAGATACCACGATCAACAAGATAACGCCTCGCTGGATGCGTAGTATTTAGTGATGAGACCTTATCCAACTCATCACAAATGTCTTTGGTTCTAAACGTAGGTTGTTCAAATGTAAACTTTGGTTCAGGAGTAACAGTTCCCTTACCAGTCATACCCTCGGTATATCTTTCCATCACATACTGATCGTACAGAGGGCGATCTCTGTCCTTCAGAAAATATGTGAACGAACGCGACATTCCGCAGTTGTGACACTTGAAGTTGTAGTCACTCTTAGTTCTGTAGATGTACCCTCGTGTTTTATTCTTGTTTCGTGAAGAGTCTCCGCAATACGGGCATCGAAAATTATAGAGCCCTTCTCTTACCTTCTTGAACTTTTCTAGACGAGGTGAGATAAGACCGATATATTTTGCGTCAAGATAACTCACGAACAAGGGGTCGAACTTGTTCTATTGTAACAGATAGGCGTGCGTCTGACAATATGTTTTTGATACCTTTGACATTAATTAAGAATGTGATGACACTGATGGCACCGATAGCGACCCACACTTTTCTTTCCAAAAAGTTTATTTTAGCAAGCAATCTGTTACCGTCTGCGTCAATTTTGTCGCGTAACTTATCAAATTTGTCAAATAATATTTCGTCAGTCTTTTCCTGTTTGGATATTCTTTCTTCATGAACTGCGAGCATACGAGATACATTCGTATTTACCTCGCTCATCTTCATAATTGTATCGTCTAGTTTCAAAACTAAACGTTCAAAGTCAAGTACCTTCTGTTCTAAAAGAGCAACCTTAACTTCATTTGACATTTTTGATAGACCTCAAGACACCTCTGCCTTTCATTAGGTCACGATACATTGCCACATATCCCTTTGGATAATTCTTATATCTTTTCTTTCTTCTATCTACAGTTCCCAAAACAGGATCATACCCAGCAACAGGCCCAGTTGCAGCTGCAGCACCAGTGTATCCACCAGCACCAACAGACATTGTTGGTTCCTCTTGGAGGTAATGAACAATATCAATAATTTTTTCCAATCTGTAGTCCATTAGACCTTGTTAAGTAACTCCAAACAGTGTAAATCTACCGGAATATCATTAAGTTTAGTTCTTGGATACTCTGGTATTCTCTGTAAAAACATCAGAAATGTTTTGAGAACAGACCAAAGATCTTTGTCAATCTTGTAGAATAACAAAGGAGTAGCTGCATCATCAAAGACATTGTATAAACAAATGAAGTGATTTAAAAGAAGATGTGTTTTAAGTTCACCCGTCTTCCGATATCGTTTTAGGAGACGTTTAATATATTTGAACTTCTTTAGATCTTCGTAAAAATCTTCTTGAGTTACAGCTTGAGGATTTTCATAATGTTTAATAGCAAACATCAAGTAATTATCGTCATTCAACTCATTAAATCTCATACATTATCAAGAGCGACCAGCGTCAGTTGGGAATGTTACGGAAGGTGTGCTGTTGATGGTATCTGCGGTGGTGGTAATACCAGACATCGCAACCAGAACTTCACTCTTAACTCTCAGGGTGCCATGGTTATCAATGTAGGTTGTAACACCAACCCAACCTTGATGGCTGATGGAGTAAGTTGAAGATGAGGTAGTTGAAATACCATAAACCAGTGCGTCAGCATCCGATCTTCTCTCACTGTAAGCAGAGTCAAGAACGGTATACTTAGGCAGTCTGCTGAACGTAGCAGAAGTAGTAAATCCGATTTTACTCAGACCAGCAGTAGATCCAATCGTAATGGACTGACTGCTAGCGACAGCAACGATAACAGCATCACCAAAGTATGTGTGTCCAGCGCCAATAACTCCTCTACTTGGAGCACCAAAGCGAATCACATCCCCAACACCAGCACAACCACTGATACCAAAAGAACTTCCTACCGCAGTCACGGTCATCGTTCCATTATCAGCTACACTGGTTCCGACAGTATATCTAGCCGTAGAGAGACCTGGTACTGCGTCTGTATCTGACCAAAGAGCCATGTTTCTTTGCCTATAGAATTCCTTGTATAATGATATTTATAAAAAAAGGAGACCTTTACTTTTTGGTCTCCTTGCGTAGAACTACTTTTAGAAAGTGAGTTATAAGGTCAAGTAATCCATTCTCTTCAAATCTTTTTGTTTTTGCCAGCCACTCTGACGCGGTTAGCAACAGACCTAAAGCAATGGTTACTCCCCAGTTAGTTACAAAGCAAGTAATCATCCTTCAACTTGTGGTTTGAAGAGAAGTTCCTTAACAGTAGCAAGAACCATATCGTCAATGCTATTGTCCGTGGACTTTACATACTTTTCAAGGAGTTCAATAACAAGATTCTTAACAGCTGGGTGTGATGCAATCTGTAGAAGAATTGGTTTTACAACCGCTACTACTGCTCCCATGATGTCCTCCGGGTGAGAGTATCCTGTTCTATTTAGAAACTCTACTGTGGATTTTGTCTTCTACCGATTACTCCACCTGGTTGTTGTGGTAAACCAAAACTTGGTAATCTACGTTTCCTTTTACCTCTTTCACCAGACGTATCGCGTTTAGGCGTTTTAGTTGGAACAGGAGGTTTTGGTGAGATAGGAGTTCTAAACAAATCTGGGATTTTAATCGGTGCAGGAGTACCGCTTGGGGTTTTTGGAGTTTTAGGTAAAACTGGTGTCGTTACTTTTGGTTTACTAGACTTCTTATCCTTTTCAGGTTGTGGTTGAGTTTCTGGTTCTGGTTTTTTAGGTGTTACTGGTTCACTAGGTTTGATACCTGGTGTTCTTTTTGGTTTGAGTTTTTCAAACTCACCAGGAGTGAGTTGTTTTACTTTACCACTTTTATCCAAGACACTAATAGTGGTTCCAGGTTTGATAGGTTTAAGAGCCTCTTTTTCTTTTCTCTTAGTCTCCATCTCTCTACTCAATCTACCAACTTCTTGGCCAAGAGAAAGACCTTGAGTTACGATACCAGGAATATCTCTCTTAATAACAGATCTACCCAAACCAAGAATGGTGGCGGCAGTTCTTACAGTTCTACCACTAGGTACATTAAGTTTTGGTTGTGGTTGTGGTTTAGCCGATGGTTGTGGTTTTGGTTTAGCTGCCGGTAACAACTTTGTTGTTGGAAGTGGGCTTGATGGGCCAGTCCTAGGAAGACCTTGTTGTGGTTGTGGTTTCTTAGGGAACTGTTTCCAAGGATCTGCAGCCGCACCTTTTACTGGTTTACCTCTAGTTTCAACAGCTTTTGCTAAATCTTTGAACCCTGTTTCTTTTTTCTGTTGTTTTGCAATGTCAATGGCAGCATCTTGAGCAGCGGCAGCTCTTTTGCCTGCACCTCTTCCAAAGGCTCTACCAAGACCAGGCAGTGACAACTGACCTTTTGATTTAACTTCACCTTGAACTTTCTTCAGAACTTTTGGCCCCTCTTTCTTTGCCCACTTCTCCACAGAACCGGTCATTCTACCTTGAACTTCTTTACCCTTCTTAGCCTGTTTTTGTATCTGTGTAAGAAGTTCAGAACCTGCCTGACGAATCTGTTTGCCAACAGCAGATCTTCTTGTCTGAGCTTGTTTTTCTATAGCTCTTCTAGCAGAAGCCCTCAGAGATCTCTTTCTACCTGCAGTGAGTTCAGCACCAGAACCAGGTTCAGATCTCAGTGGGTTTTGACCTACACCAGGAGATTGTGCATACTTTCTAAGAAGAGAAGCTTCTCTCTTACCAATAGGAGTCGCACCCTTATATGGGCCCTTAGTAAGAGTTTGACCTTTCAATGATTTAGTTTGACCAGCACCAGGTTTTCCACCAGCACCACTCTTTTCATCTGCAGCTTTACCAGTGATGTCGATATCAAACTGTTGTGCCTGTTTTCCAGAAACTGGTTCGTTGGTTTTGTACTTGTCGGCCCTACTAGTCTTTAGAAGTCTTTTCAACTTCTCTCTAGGATCTTCAGTGGTCTGTATTTCTTTTTTCTTAATGGATCTTTTACCAGTTCCAGCGAAACTTGGTTGGACAACTGATGGTTCCTCAACCAAAACCCCACCAAAAGCCTCTGCAATCAGAGAGAGATCTAACTCTTCTCTGTTCAACATTTGTTTGTGTTTCTTGCTTACAACCTCTTTGGTTGTTTTAGGCTCTTCATCATCTTTAGGGGGCATCACCACGCAATGTGGTGACTTAGGTGATACCCCTCCTACTTTTTTGACTCTTCGTCGAACGAAAGATCATATCTCCAGTCAGAGAAACCTTCCTTCATTCTTCTCTTCGAAATAGCCTTCTTGATGGCACCACGACGCTTGAGAAGATACTTATCAGACTTATCGTGGTCACCATCGTTGTCGATGTCTTTGTCTTCTTGACCTACTGGATCCATACCTTCCTTCATAGCCATCTTAGTTGCTGTTGCGTACATTACTTCTTTAGCTCTCTTACCATAACGATCCTCAAAGCCCTTCTTGGACTTCTTCATACCCTTCACATATTCTTCTCTCTTCTTCATTTCACCTTTGGACATCTTCTTCTCATCAAGAACTTCACCCTCTTGTTCAGCATCTTCGACAAAGTCTTGAGAAGTTGAAGTTACTTGTTCCTCCATCTTCTCTTCTCTTTCTTCCCTCTTCTTCTTAGTCTTGGCAAGAATCCTTTCTCTTGCATCATCAGCATCCCTCTTAGGAATGCGATAACCATCACGATCAGTCTTCAGTTTCTCATCTGGTTTATCATAACCCTCACCCAGAAGTTTCTTCTTTGCAAGAACCTTCACTGGAGCAGGAGCAGGAGAACCACCTAAGAGAGCCATATACACTTTCTTAATTTCTTCCTTGTTTGCACCAGGTTTTACTTTACCCTTAGCCTTGTACTTAATATCGGAAGCAAGTTGTGATGCTTGTTTTTGAATATCAGTATCACCAGCAGCGTGACCCTTCCTTACACCCTCGTGAATCGAGAGGTAGGCATCCATAAGGGACTTATCAAGTTTAGAAGGATTCTCAGATGGAAACATTTCTCTTGGCACGTTTTTTCCTAGATTTATTTATAAAATTAAGGATGACTGGATTGTGACTCAGACGTTGTGTATACTGACGAAGTGCATCAGTTCCAACTTCTCTCTGATCGGCAGGAACACCAGATTGATTTGTAAACACTTCAGTGATATCACGGATCCAAGATTTAAACATAATGTTGTCTTCCGTCACCGCAATGATGTAGTTGGCACCAGTACGAATGATTTTACCAATTAAACCAGTATTATCATTCTCCACCAGATCTCCTACCCGAAAGAGATTACCATTGATATAATTTTCTCTAAGAGTTTTCCAATGAAACTTAGGAGCAAACTTCCACATCTCCTGTTGGATTTCTTTCTTTTCCTTATCCTCAATACCCATACTCTTTCTTAGAGTGGAATAAAGGTTCTGAGTTCCTTCATCACCCAAAGGTTTGGGTACACCTTTTCTAAAGGTATCAAAGTCACCCTTGACAGCCGCAGCACGAAGTTTAGAAGCAGACATTCCTTCCACACCTTCAGACTCTGCGTCTCTTTCACCTGCGGAGATCACACGAATACGATCAAAGTCATAAAGATCACCATTGTATTTGTTAGCAAGATTTTCAAACTCTTTAAGTCTATCAGCACCGACAACGATGTTGACACTCTTTGCACCACGACCATATGCACCTTTCAGAACATCAAAAATAGTCTTTGCACCAGGATCATCAACAATGCGTTCCGCGTGTTTGGGGAACATCGCCTGCATATAAGAAATCTTAGTCTTAGGATCTAATGGATTCTTCTTGGGATCATTAGAACGTGAAGGATAAATTGCATACTCACCCTTACCAGCCACGTCACGAACACGGTTCAAAAGTTTTTCGTGACCAACAGTAGGAGGATTGAAACGACCAAATGCAACAGTAATATCTGCAGGATCACCTTCTCTCTTACGAATCTCTTCTCTTTCAGCCTTCTCTTGTTCCGCAGCAGCCTGTTGTTGTTGCACCTCCATTCCAGCTCTCTCGTCGGGAGTTGGAGGGCGTTGTTTACCAAAGAACTTCAAACGGCCATTAACTGTCTTGGCGACAAGATCTCCTTGACGATTATACCAATCACCATGTCCGTCACCCTTTAGACCCATCTTTTTGGCCTGATCGGATGCCTGTGTGACTACTTCAGTAATAAATTGTCTAAAACTTTTCATGGTTTATCCCAATTCTTTGCAGCGGTAAAGTTTGCTCTACTAAACTCCAATCTATCAACTAGTTTCAAAGCTCTTCCTGAACGAATTGCAACGAAACCTTCAGGGGCAGTGACCCTGTAACCACTATCAGTTTTAAGAAAAGTTCCAAAGGTATTCACCTTCTGAAGTTTACTAATCATAAACTGTTTAGCCGCTTGCAAATTGTAATACGAAGCAACTGTCATATACAAAGAGATTTCATTCGATGCAATAAACTTCAGACCATTTGTTTTGATCTGTGAATATTTATCTTGTGCGGCTTTTGTCTTTTTTGATGCGATCTCTTTGTCAAGGGCATTGGAGAAATAAGATGCAAAATCCATTGCAGTTGCCTTGACACTCATACCAGTCTTTCCTTGACGAACATACTGGTTGAAGAAGACCTTGAACATATAGTTCAGTGAAAACTTATCATTACCACGCATCATATCCAGGAACTTCGATGCTTGTTTAAGTGAACCCTCAGCGCGATTGATGAGTGAGTTGTAAGTTCCCTTTTCAGAAACACTCATACTGGCTTCACCAGAAGCATTGGAGAACTCTGCAGATGCAACAAACACGTCATTGTTACCACGAACGTTTGCACCAAACGATGCAGACATCGTGTCAAGAGTGCGACCAGTGTAAGTTGTATGAAACACGATACCCATCTTAGCCGCAGAAATGCGTTCACCTAATGCACTGTTCTTAGGGGCAGCATAAGTAATAGTGTTTGGAGTAAATGCAATACAAAAATCACCACCAATAGTCGTAGTGTATTTGTCATCTGTGAACAGAAGATCTCCTTGGACTACCCCACTGATGGGCAGTTTCGATAAGTATCTATAAGAAGTCTTCAGTTTGTCAGACAGTTGACCTGGTGGATAATACTTATCTACATCAGCTTCGGAATAAGATACCTTTGGAGTCTTATTGAATACAGACTTAGTTCCAACAAAGAACTTACCGTTGGATGGGTCGATACCACAGATAATCGCAGGAGCACCGTCCCACTTGACTGTCACACGAGTCTCTGATCCACCACGTTCCAACATATCACCCAGAGATCGCAGAAACGCAATCGCCTCACGACCACCCTGAGAACCGTCGTTCAGGATGTTGTCTTCCAGGTGTTCCAGGTGAGTGTTCTTCATATGTACTGTTTGACTGTTCTGCCTTCTCTTGGATTGATGGTGATTCTGGCACCTTTGATGCCGTGGTCACTTCGATCACCCTTGTAGACGGCTAGAAAGATGGGTTCGTAACCTCCACTTATTATACTCCCATTTGCGTTCTCGTGAGCCGATCCAGTCAGTTTGTAAATTGTCCCCTGTTTGACCAGTTTGACCGTTCCCTGTAACGTCACATCAACATTATTAATACCAGGAACACTACCGAACTGAGAACCATACACAGCCATCTTCTTTAGTCGTTCATCCTTAATCTTCCTTCCCAATGTGGATGCAGGAGGAAGACCATTCGGAAACATCTGTTTTAGTTCCTGAATGAATGCTTGTGTTTCACGGTGAGCAAATATACCAGGTTCAACTCTTTGTGATGTTCCAGACCACTGTTGGAAACCTCTTGGATTTGAACCATCTTTGTGAGAAATGTGACCTACTGGTCTTCCATTCACATCAACAAAACTAAAGTCTGATTTTGGAGTTCCTGGTGTACTTGTGACCGATACGACATTGTATGTTTTCTTTCCAACCTTAACCGTAACATAATCTACACCAGTATCTTCCATTATCTTTTTGAGTTGTTCATTTAAACTCTTAACCTCAGCATCCTCAGCTACAGTGGTTCTTTGTGTTCGACCAGAAAACTCAGAGTCCTTATAGAGTTGTGTAAGTCTTATTTGACTGTTATTGGATGTTGGTAGGACAATACTAGATCCTTGTCTATATTTTTCAAAGTCACCAACACTCTTGACTTCTTCAGCTATAGTTCTATCAAGTTTAACTTTTTTACCTTTACCTTCAGAAATGGTAAAATCCTTACCAGTTCTGACTCTCGAAATAAAGATATCAAAGTTATTTCTTTTTTCTAACTCTTTGGGTGATAGACCTGCCATTAGATAAAAAAATACCCCTTCTAATATTTAGAAGGGGGTTGATTATCACTTCACTACTTGACTGATTGCATCATCCAGATCGGTAATGACTTCTCGGACATTAAAGATTCGTTCAGGAACACTTTCAACGTCATAGGTATAACCTTTCTGAGATTCAAACAGAATCTGACGAACTTCTGCAGCAGAACGCACATCCAGTTTCAAAGTTACTTTTTTACTCACAGGTCTCCCTCCTTACGATTTTCAGAACGCTCGATACTGAAGGCACCTTCAGGATAACGAGCAGATAGTTTCTCAAAGTTCATCTGAATAACTTCTTCGATAGAAATATTCAGACCGATACAGGCTTGCGACACATACCACATAATGTCACCAAGTTCACGTTTCAGGTGAAACAGATTTTCATCCTTGACAGGTTTACCTTGAAAGACAATCTTCTTTACAACTTCAGTAAACTCACCCGATTCAGCAGACATACCTACAGCAGCAGTAAGCAGTCGCTCGGTATGAAATCCTTGGGCTTCAAGATATCCCAAACGGGTAGTAAACTCTGAAAAATTCTTGCTCGGTTTGGAAGTGGTTGTATCGACGAACTCGACATATTTGTTTAGATCAATAGACATCAGAACTTAAATCCTTCAAACTTACTAGTTGATTTTCTTTCTTCATCATTATAGTCATCATCTTGACCGTTGTCAAGAATATCGTGTTGGGCTGATTGTTCACAATCATAGAGACGCATCTTGGCACGGTCGATACCAATCACGAACCTCTTGTTGATTGTTGGATCATTATAACGGTTTTTCAGTTGTTTGACCATAATCTGACCCAGTTGTTCCAGTTCCTCTGTAGAAATAAGAGCAAACATAAGGTCAGCAGTTGCAGGGAGACCGAATGATTCGGAAGTATCAGTCAGTTCCACATCAGATGATCCATAGCCAGAACGAGTGGTCTGTGTTGCAGAAACAATAGGAACATTTGTTTCAACAGCCAATCCACGAAGTTCTTCAGCAATAGCTTTGATGTATGAATATGAGTTAACAGATAGGTTTGACTTATACCTAGAAGAAGAACATATATTGAGGTAGTCAATAAAGATAATATCTGGTTTGAATGACTTCTTAAGTGCAAGTTCATTAATCAATGCACGGAAGTGCCCAGAGTGAGCAGACGCTGTTGGATATTCTTTGATGATGAGAGTACCTTGAGTCTTCTTTGCAAGATTGGTAACCTTAGTCTCAAACATTTGTTTAGGAAGATCAATGATCTCTTGAATATTAACGTTCAAGAGATTCGCATCAATTCGTTCAGCAATTCGCTCCTCCGCCATTTCAAGAGTGATATAGAGAACGTTGCGGCCTTGCAGTAGGACGGAAGAAGCCACATGGCACATAAAGAGACTTTTTCCGACACCCGTACCAGCCAAAGCGATATTGAGAGTCTTATTAGGTAGACCACCTTTTGTGATTTTGTTAAAGTATTCAAGATCAAATTCAATTTTCTCTTCCTTCTTATGGTAGAGTTCGTAACGTTGTTCATAGTCTTCTAAGTAGTCGTGACCTACATTTTTGTTAAAGGATACAGATAAGGCTTTAGATAAAATATCGGGAATTGCATCTCTAGTTTTCTTTGGATCTTCATCATTTGCAATCTGAATGGATTCCATCAGTGCCAAATAAATGGCACGATCACGACACCACTTCTCAGTAGTATCTACACTCCATTCAAAATCACACTCAACTTCATCAAGAGAGTTGATAATCTTGTTGATGTTTACAACTTCTTCTTGAGTGACATCACTTCTCTTTTCAACTTCAATAGAGAGAATCTCTTTGGTTATCAGACTGTTATAGTCTACGGCATATCGTGCAATCTGTTCATAGATCACACGTTCTTCACGATTATTGAAGTATGTGGGTTCGATGAAGGGTAATACCTTTCTCAGGTAATCTTCCTTGAACACCAAGTTACGAAGAATAATATTCTCGATTCGATCCATTTTCAAAGATTCTCAATTAAAGTTTTCATTCACCAAGTATTCTATAGTATTATATCCCCCAACAATCTACAACTATTCTCCGTATGAAAACTCTTTACAGGCAATCTCATCCAACTTAGCCATAACTTCGTCGGTGAAATATTCCTGAGGGTTTGAAAGAATCTGTTTTCCGTAGATCTTCTTACCGTCTATTTCATAACGACCGGCGACATTCTTCCAAAGTCCGCCTGCTTCACCGAGTTCAAGAAGACCATAGTAACGATCAAGACCACGCTCATCGTAAAACAGACGTACCTCCACATCTTTATTCTCCTTACTCAAACGCGACTTAGCAGTCTTAGCTTTGATAATATTC